ACTAAACTTGGAGTAGCTGTGGCTGTGCCGCCGTTTGCTACCGGAAGAATTCCAGAAACATCAGTGGTAAGAACAATTGGGTTACTAATTACTTTAACAAAATCAGTGCCATTCCATGCGACCAACGCGCGGGTGCCAGAAGGGATAGTTACGCCAGTCGTAGGGCCAGAGCCACGAAAAACAATAGAGCCAGTACCCGCGTTAATAACAACATAAGCCTTGCTTTGAGCTGGAGCAGTGATGTTTCGAGTTGTAACGCCGTTACTTGCCGTCCACAAAATGATTGCATTACGAGCTTGATTAGCCGCGCCGTTGGTGGTGGAAAGAGTTACATCAGCGTTTGCGCTAAGAGTAGTTGTGCCAGCAATAGCTGAGTCAATTAAATCAGTAATTGAGTTATTGACTGTAGTACCCCACGTACCAGACAAATCACCAGTAGTTGGTAAAGCAAAACCTAGAAGGGGGGAGAAGTTGGTTACTGCCATGTTAGTTCCTTATAGTCCATTCAGGATGCCTATTGCTTGCACATACGATTTTGATGCAGCCGTGCTTGTTTGGAATGTAGGAGCCACCCCTGTACCGTTTGATGTAAGCAATTGACCCGCTGTACCTACATTGGTTGAATTAACACTGTAAGAAGCAGGGTACGTTACAAATACGTCTTTTGTTCCAGCAGAAAATGTTAATGCAGTGGGTTGTGTTCCTGCGCTATTAGAAAGAACCGTAGTGCGGGCCAGTAGAGTACCAGAAGAAGTGTATGTACCAACACCAACTTCCCATTCATTACCTACTTGAGCAACAATTGCGTAAAAGGTTGTGTTGCCATTACCAATTACTGCAAAAGACTGAAACCCTGTGGCAGCACCAAGCAGAGTCACCGTCCCCGTACCAGCCGTTGTGGTGGTTTCCTTTACACGATCTGCTAATACAAGTGCCATATTATGTCCTTACACAACCATCTCGACTTCAACCCAGTCAGGTGTCTGTGAGTTGGCTATATTTTGCCAGTTTGGAGTTTGATTGTCATCTATTGTCGTCCAATAAAAATAATTCATTGTACCGACCTGACCTCTAGCTGAAACTCCGCTTAACGCCACTGTTCTGCTTGACCCGACTGATCCAACACTTCCTGTAGCCTGTACGCCGTCTTCAGTTGGGTTATTAGTTTCTGTAACATCACCCACTGCGCCAGAGGCTTCAACGCCAATCAGGGCAATTTCACGATCCGCAGTTACTGTACCAACACTACCCGTAGCCGCAACCCCATTTTCAGTTGGGTTATTTGTCTCAGTAACATCCCCTACTTCACCCGTAGCTGCTACACCAGTCAAGGCGACTACCATGCCGCCATTTGATACCGTACCAACCGCGCCAGAAGCCCCAACCCCTATTAGTGCTAATAAGCGTTCCCCAACTGTAACCGTGCCCACTGCGCCAGTGGCTACTACACCATCTTCAGTCGGGCTGTTTTCTTCAGTAACATCACCCACTGCACCGAAGGCTTCAACACCACTTAGAGCAATTTCACGATCTGCAAGAGTTACAGTACCAACTTGACCAGAAGCTGAAACACCATTCGGAATAGGCGAGAAATCAACCGTGCCGATTGCGCCTGAACCTTCAACGCCTGTTATTCCAAACTCTTTGCCGGGAATAACTGTTCCTACTACGCCGGAAGCCTCAACACCCGTCAAAACTGCGGTGTAAGCAAAATCAACACTACCAACCGCGCCAGTTGCCCCAACACCCGTCAAAGCAACGAACCTCTCACCCATTGAGATAGTTCCAACTGCGCCGTTAGCCAACACCCCAACTTCAGCCGGGCTGTTAGTTTCTGTAACATCCCCTACAGCACCAAGCGCCCCAACCCCAGTAATTGAAGTCGTTAAATCCGCCGTTACCGTACCCACCGCGCCTGACGCTTCAACGCCAGTAAGCGCAACAGTACGATTAGCCGCACCAATGCTCCCTACCGCGCCAGATGCCTGAACGCCGGTAAGGTCAACAACTACCGTCTGCCCCGCAAGCGAGGCGAACGGCGCTTCGGCGAATGCGGAGATTCCAAACATGGCTACTCCGGTGAGTTACCCCACCGGCCCTATTAGGTTGTAGCCAAACGAATCAAAGCATTTGTAGTGTTGTTTGTTGGCATCGTCAAAGTAAACGTGCCAGCAGTGATTGTTTGTGAACCAAACGTATGGATACTTACAGCAGGATATGCGCCGCCAGTCCCTTGCGTAGAGTTGTAAATCATCACAGCATCAAACGCCGTGGCAAGCGTCACGGTTGTGTAGGTGATGCTGGCAGAGGGAGTCCAAAAAGCCACACCGGCAGTAGCCGATGAATTGGTAGCCGTAGGAGGAGTTGCATTGGTAATAGCCACGCCACCCGGCGTGTAGCCCGTACCAGAAACTTCGCCTGCCATAGCAGTAGCACCAATTGTGCCGGTGTAGTCAGAAGACGACGCGTTGAATGTGCCACTTGCCAGCAACAAAGCACCGTAATACGTGTCTGCGCCAGTACCAGCGCGAACAACACCTACGCCAAAATTGTGTGTACCTGTCATGAGCTTGCCCATGAATCCCGTGACCATTGCTTGTGTATTTGCCATGTTAGGCTCCTTAAGTAAAAGACGCTGCTTCCGCAGAAAACGTCACAGCTTTTTTCAATTGAACATGAGCAGAACGATGCACAAGTTCTCCATCTAACCAATACTCCACCCAAGTGGTGTACTCGTTGTCATTATCTACGAAGCCTTCTTTTTTCTCAAGAAAAGAATCGTCCATTTCGCCTTTGGTGGTTGTGACCAATGCCATATTTTCTCCTTATGTGATGCGAATAAGTGCTGTTTCGGGGTCATTAGTAGGTAGCTGAATCGTAAACGATTGACCCAACATTGTTTGGTCAACACCAAAGTTTAAAACACCTACCGATTTGTTGCTTTTGGTAACGTTATAAATCAACGCACCACGCGTAGCAAAAGTGGCCCCTAACCATTCAGGATTGGTAAAACTAACATATGCAATCCCTTGGCCTAGGTTTACCGTGACATTTGTCAATATCAACCCCGTAGCGGTGTATCCCGTACCGGATACTTCGTTTGTGCTGGTGTAGACCGTTGTTGATGAATTTAAAATAGCAGACGAAGTGTACAAAGCAATCTTAAACGTATCTGTTGCAAAGTCATGCACTCCAAGCAGCAACTGCTGCTTAAAACTGTCGGTAAGTCCTGCTGTAATCATGCGTTATCTCACCGGTAGTTTGACTTGACCATCGCGATAAGCATCGCCACGTTGCTTGCCATCGCCCAAATTCTTCAACAGGCCCAGCGCTTCTTGATATTTGCCGTTGTACAGAGCAAGCATATCTGCCTCACCTTTCATGTAGGTATATGCCTCGACCAAGCAACCATAGAGCAGCGCCGTGTCAAAGTTGTCACCTAACCATGAAGTTCCAGCATCGACAATAGACGGTGGATAGTAGTAGAAATGCAATTCGGCTAAATAATTTACATCAGGCGTTGGACCAACAATGAATGTCAATTCATTTACATTAGAAATATTTGGTCCAAATATTGCATAGTATTTTGGCTGAGCACGGTAATTGGCCGCTGGGTACACTTCGCGAATAAAGTTCACATCCTTGTTCAATAAGTATGTGTAATCCCCTTGGATAGCCATGGTGCCAGATACTGTGCCGCTGTTTGCAACAGACAATGTCAACGTTGTGCCAATAATCAATGTAATTGCAGCGGCTGTACCAATTCCGGTACCTGTAACAAACTGCCCTACTGCTAAACCAGAAGCACTAGATACCACAATTGTAAAAGCACCTGAAGTACCGGTAGCTGTTGGTGTGTTGTATGGATAAACAGCAAGTGAATAGGCAGACAAGAAATCATCTGGGCAAGCAACATATTTATTGCCTGCTTGCAGGTTTCCCGTCATGTTTTTGCGCAAATTAGAAATTTGCACGGTGTTATAAATGCGCTGCTCCGCCTGCTTTGTAAAAGTGGCAAGATCAGTTGCACTGAAACTCGTGTTCTCAGTGTAGGCTTCAATAGCAGCAACAAGTTCCGTGTATGTCATGTGATGCTCGTCGTAACGGGGGATAGCACTGCAGCAACCCACAAGGGCTTTGCATACGGCATCGGCATCATTCCGATACTAGCAAACGAAGTATCAGCCGTGAACCCGACGTAGACGGTAACCCCAAGTCTACTCTCTGGACGAGGCTGTTGCAAGGCCTGTGGCTCATTTATTGAGCGTTTTGGTTCCAACTGTGGATGCTTGGGCTCATAGCACTCAGGACAAACTTTAAAACCTGTCCATTCTTTGATAAGCGTATTGAGCTTGTACCGTTGGCCACACCTGTCGCACAGCGCAATTGCAAATTTGCCTGATACATAGGCCATGGCTTACCTCTGCGTGTACGTAGGTACCACAAAGAAGCCCGAACGCTCGCGGTCTTCAGAAGCTGCACGCATAAACTCTTCTTCGTACATTTGCTTAAGAAACATGGCACGTTCAGGCGCTTTCTTGACCGACAAATAGTACGCCAAAGCGGCTACCAAGCAGGGCAGGAAACGGAAAGAAATATCCGCTGTATTGCTAAAGCCACCAGCATTGTCCATGCGGCGAATTGCGTAGTAGACAAACGTCCACGTCTGCGTTGCATCAGGAGAAGGATACAAAAATACCTTGGCGGGGACCGTGCGTTGAATATAGTACTGCGCAGGGCGAGACTGGGTCAACTTGTTAGGCACATGGAGCCACTCAGCACGGCCTATACGGTCGATTGTGATGTCCTGCTGGGTAGACTGGCCTGCATTGGTCCGAATCACGGCTGAGAGGCCGTCAATCGTGTCTGCGGGTAGGTCATACTCATACACCCCGGGCGTCAGCACCTGCTGGCGCTGCTCAATGGTCCAGAGATTAAGGCCGCGGTTAGCCCATTCTGCAAAGATTAAGTTGACGGAGCGAAGCGCCGTCTTCATGTCGTAACCGTCGCGCACCTCAATACCGCAGCGCTCATACGCCTCAGCTATGAGGTCGTCAAACTGCAGATCAAAATCGGATACGCCGGAAACAGCCATATCAGTAGATCATTGCTGTGCGGGCACGGGCTGCACCAACACCACGGACGGCAACTTTATCGCCTTCCAATTTTTTGACGTTTTGATTCAAGGTTTTACCCTGTGACTGGCCCATGCCAGCAACCATGCCGCCACTGGCAAAGCCTTTTTTAGCAATGCCTTCGCCTTTTTTTGCAAGTCCACCGTCTTTATGTTTCATTTTGCTACCCTTTTAAAGTTGTTGCCATTAAACGATCTAACTTTTCGTCCAACCGGTCTAGTCTATCTAAAACACGGTTGATGTCTGCATGAACTTCGGCTTTGGTCACATATTCCTTGGCAATTTCTTCGCGGGTGCGATTGAGCAAAATTTGAAGACGATTAATCTCAGATGCTTTGTCGCGCAATACCCAACCCACAAATCCTATACCTGCCGTTAGGATCATGTTCCAAACAACGCCTTCCATTTAGCACTTCCACTTCCGTAAGCTTTTATTAATCCTGCTATCTGGATCCTTGGCTGTCTTCTCGCTTGTCAACTTCTTTTTCATGCCTTCCATACGGGCACAGAAGCTGTCTTTACGAGAACCTCCCTCTGGCTGCGGAGCCTTTAATCCGGGTTTACCCGGATTGGCCTTGTTGTAAGAAGCACGGCCCTTGGCGTTTAACCCGCCACTGGGACTTTTGCCCTCTTTCCGCTGCCAAGCAGGAGATTTAGCCATTTCAGTACAGCTTGCAGGGCTTGTTCTTTGCCAAGCCTACACCACGGGGCGTAGTGGAACCAGAAGGAGCCACTGTCTTACGTGCTGTTTGCTTGGGGCCGCCTTTAGCCATATCTTGTTTCTGTGCACCGGGCTGAACTTCGCCTTGGTACTGATCATCCGCCATTTTTGCTGCTCGTCCCATTTTGGACTCCTTATTTAAAAGTTTATGTTACTTCCGTAACTGTTACGATAATAGAAGGTGTTTCAGGGCGTGTTGGGTTTGACCCAGCCGCAACGTACAACAACTCAATGTTTGCATCTGTGCTTGACCAATACAGTTGGAAATAGTCGCCTGAACTAGCTTGTATCAAGTAGTTCCATGCTGCCATGTTTTTTCCACCGCTTTGGGGAACGTTTACTTGACCATTGGTATCTGCAACATTTGCACCGTTTTTGGCTAACCAAACATCCACAGTGGAAAATCCAGTACCCGCAACGCGAGAAAACTGAGCAGAAAATTGAAGGTTATAAACACCCGCAGTTGCAATGGTTATACGTGAATCATTTGCAATTGATACCCCATTGGCAAAATCGGTTGTACGCAACAACATTAAGTTTGCGCTAGTAGCGCCGCCACTAACTTGCGTGTTGTTGTCTTGAAACATGCCATAGTTTCTTGCAACATGGCCAGCTACGGGGTTATTAATTAAAACAGCCATGATCAACCTTTCATGTACACGGAGACCTTTGCCCCAGTACCTGATATTGCCGATAAATTAGCCCTGTAGAAATTCCAATTGTTAATAACCGCAAACCCATCTGTCGTAACAGCCGTCCCCAATGTCAGGGTAATGGTTCCCATTGTTAAATAATTCACGCCATCATTGCTGACTTGAATTAAAACAGTGGCTGCCCCTGTAGACGCAGAAGTATTTCCAATAGCCTGAAACGTATGGAAATTGTACGTTGAGTTAGCCGTTGTATCGCGCTCATTCCATGACAGGCCTGCGCCTGTGCTAGTTGCTTCATCAAGTAAAAGTTGTGCCATCTTGTTGCTCCGGTTCTGGTGCGTCTAACATGCGGGCTTTTAACTCCGCATTTTCTTTTGCCATCGCCGCTACAAGTCCCATAGCGTGATCTCTTTGACTTTCCAGAAGCCCAAGCATGGCTTGAACCTCTGGGTCTTTATGTGTCAACATTAGGCAGCGCGAGTGACTAATTTCCAAACGGGGCTGGTAATCGCCCCTGTCTGGAGATAAAGGTTTCCAGCGGTGCTGTCAATATACATGGAACCGGGGCCAGCAAAGTTGTCACCCGTTGTACCGTCAGTAGGAACACCCGTGTTCACCATAACCACAACATCATCTTCCATGCGGATGTTGGCTTTGGTGTAAGGAATAACGCTAGAAGGGCCACCACCATCAAGAACGGGGTCTTGCATCTTCAAGTCAATACCATACTCAAAACCGGAACCGCCTGTGGTTTGAGCCATCGCAACACCGAAGGCCGCACGGCAGGTTGTTACGCCAGAATCACCGGCCATAAACGCCATCACCGCAGCATCGCCAGACAAAGTGTTGGTGTTGATAATACCCATTACACCAGCCATCAAGCCGTTGTTAGAGTAGGTGCCAATTACCGCAAAATTACCAACAACACCCGCCATGTGGTTAAAGTTGGTTGAAGGAACTGTTGCAAAGGGAGCACCGGACTGGGTACGGCCAAACATGCCGTAAGACTCGCCGGGTGTTAAATAACTGCTAGACCCAAACCCTACAGTTGGTTCAACACGGGTATAAAAACCATAAGCACCGCTGCCTTGGTTGACTTCAATAACTGTACCAGTATTGATATTTGTGGGAGTGATTGGCTGTTGAGTGCCTGCGCTGCCGCCTTGATAGCCAGCCCGGACTGGGCCCGAAAAAGTAGTGCGTGCCATGATGTTTCCTTACATACAAGTTAAGTGCATCAATCTGTATGTCGTCAGCCGGGACTGTTTGATGCACCGGATAACCCCGGAGTGCTATCAATATACAACAAAAGAAAAGGGGGCACAAGGCCCCCTTTCAAATATTTCTAAAGAAATATTATGCGCCGGGCGAACCGTAAGCGCCACGTGGGTCAGACCAGCCGAAGCTGTAACGCTCACGAGCCTTGTAACGAACGTTACCTGTGTCAAAGTCGCCTTCAAAGGCTGTCTTGATGGGTGAACGCTGGAACATTTTCAAGCCGTTAGGTGCATCAGTGATGATGAACCAAGCGTTGACGTCAGTCAGGTAGTGATTGACGGCATAGCCTTCTGGGAGCATGCCCATGGACTTGATAGCGTTGATATCGTTATCAGCAGTGCCAGTACGCAAAGTGCTCTTCATCAGGCGCTCTGCAGTGAACTGCAGTTCCTTAGGAACAATCATTTTGCGACCAGTCAAAGCGACCTTCAAACCACGCTCGTCGATGAACGCGGCGATGTCGATCAAACCTTGCTCCAAAGATGTCTCGTTCAAATCTGCAGGCACTGCGGGAGTGTTTGCATAGTTTTGAGCCAAGGCAGTTGGGTGGGCTGTAGAGAACAATGCAACGCCGTCGCCGCCGG